ATTATTTTCTACTTCATCTGATAATATAATGGAACTTGTTAGAGAGTATAGAAGTTTATTTCCAACAGGTGTAAGAACAGGTGGATATTTAGTAAGGAGTGATGAAGCAACTGTTGCTAATAAACTACGTAAATTCTTAAAGAATAATAAATATAGTAAAGAGCAGATACTATCTGCTACAAAAAACTATATTGAAAGGAAAAGAATTGAAGGGTGGAAATATATGAAGACTGCAAGTTATTTTATTTACAAAGATAATGAAAGTACTTTAGCAGCAGAATGTGAGAATTTAAATAATACAAGTAGTAATATAACTACAAGTGTAGATAAAATGTTATAATGAATTTAGCAGAGGAAAGAAAAAGATTCTATTTAGAAGAAAAAGAAAACAGAGAAAAAGGGTATTTAAATGGAATTCCTTTATTTTATACCTTTCCTAAATTAGGTAGTATTATAAAAACCGTTCCTAAAGGATACCCTATACTTTGGACAGGAAATTCTGGAACTGGTAAAACTCAGACCTGGATAGGAATATTTGTTTATAATATTTATTATTTAAAGAAGTGGCATCCTGAATTAAATTTAAATGTTAAACTTGTAATTGCTTTACTTGAAGATACTAAAGAAATGTTTATTGATAGGCTTTATAGTTTATTATTTTATAATCTATACGGTATTGTGGTAGATGCAGATGAATTACATAGTAGAAATGAAAATTCATTATCTGAAGATATTATTTCTAAACTATCTGATGTAGAACAAGAAATTAATATAATTTTAGAAGACTGTGAAATTATAGATTCTGTATATAATCCAACAGGATTGTATAAGTGGGCACGAAATATTAGCTCTAAATTAGGAACTCATCATAAGAAATCAATGTTATTCACTGATAAAGATGGTAGGGAGACTTCTGAGGAGGTTTATTCACATTATGAACCTAATGATCCTAATCAGCAAGTATTAATGATTGTAGACAATTTAAATAATCTCTCTCAAGAAATGAAAGAGGGGAGATTAATGTCAGAAAGAGAAACTATTAATACTTGGACAAGAAGTTATTGTAGGCTACAAATTACAAAACATTATAGATGGAGTGTAATAAATATAATTCAACAAAGTTCAGATAGTGAGAAACAGCAATATGATTTTAAAGGTAATAATATTATTGATAAGGTCAAACCTAGCTTAGATGGCCTTGGTAATAGTAAAGAATGCCAAAGAGACCATTTCTTAGTTGTAGGTATATTTGCTCCAAACAGGTATGGTATTGACAATTATGCAAAATTTGATATTAGTAAATTAGGGGATAATTTTAGATCATTAATTATATTAAAAAGTAATTTATCCCAAACTAATATAGAAATACCATTTTATTTTAATGGTGCTTGCTCATTATTAAGAGAATTACCGATACCTACGGGATTTAGAGATGATACTTTTGAAAGAATACCTGAAATAATAAAAATTAAAACAAAATGAGTGAGCAAATAAAACCTGATTATTATAAACTTAATATCAAGGGAGTTGAATGTGATTTCTTTGATGTGATTAATGCTATGAACTTATCTTTTCCTTTAGGAATGGCGTTAAAATATTTCCGTAGAAAAGGAGATATTTCAAAAGCTATTGAAGATTTAGAAAAAAGTATGGAATGTATTAAACGTGAACAAGAATATTTAAAACAACAATTAGAAAAGGGGTTGAAATACACCCCTTTTTAATTTAAAATAATATATTATGAATTTAAATAAACAACAACTAGGTGCAGTAGTTAGGAGAATTATTAATGAATTAATTGAAATTAATAAAGCTAAAACTAATACAGCTATAGAAGGATTAAAAAATGAAGAGTGGGTAAAGGAGTTATATAAATATTCTGAAGAGTATAAAAAACATGCTGAAAAGATAAGCGAACTTCATCAAAAACAAACGGAGCTACATTATAAAACTAGTGATATAATTAAAAGACAATTAAATATATCTAAAGAAGATTATTTTAACTTTTCTTTAAATGATACACAAATTAATTCAAAATTGTATGAATATTCAAGAAAAAACTCACCTACTTTAAACTACTACATGTAGATGAATTATGCATAAAATAAAGTTTATCAGAATTCCAGAAATGTACTGCTGCAATTGTAAAAGCAGCTTTTTCATATTGTTTACAGCTATCTTTTAATTTATATCCAATTATTTTCTACTTCATCTGATAATATAATGGAACTTGTTAGAGAGTATAGAAGTTTATTTCCAACAGGTGTAAGAACAGGTGGATATTTAGTAAGGAGTGATGAAGCAACTGTTGCTAAT